CTCAAGCGATCCCCGCTTGAGACGGTCACGGTTACCCGGGGTGTGTTCTCGGGGGCGTCGGACTCAGTCCGGCGCTGGCTACATCAACACCCGCTCCGGACCTGCGGTTAATGGTCTTGCCAGATGCTCTCAGCACTGGCACCCTCACCCTTGTGGGCGCACCACCTCCATCCAGACTGTCTCGCCGCGGCATATGAGCGGGACGGGGCGTGGGAGGTGGAGACGCACGAACCACGGGTTAGGACGCTGCTGGGCGCGTTTAGGGCGCGCCTGTTCGGCTCCAGTGGTGTCACGACGACACGCATCACACTCACCGAGAAGGAGTTCGCCAAGCTCATGGATGTTGCCAAGCAGCACCTCATGGCTGAGGCGAAGGAGAAGGTGTTGCGAGCGGCCGTGAACATGGAGGCGAACGGTTTGTGGCGGACGGGGAGCGTGGAGCACGTTGGGCTCAAGGCGCTCGCACCCGATATGGTGATCCGTTGCGCGGTGGGCGCGCAGGTCACCGATGCCACTAGTGTTGCTCCGTTGTTGTCTGCGCCACTTCTTTTTGCTGCGGCTGCGTACTGCCAGCCCGCCATCGCCCGGTTTGCGGTGGAGGGACTACGTTGGCTGGCGAAGCGGTGCTTTGAAGTACCATTTTGGGAAAAGGAGACGCGCTCGTTGGTCATGCTTTTGGAGGGCGTGTACGCGCCAGAGACTCGCGTTGTGCAGGGGTGGCCTAGACCGAGGGCACCCGTCATCATGGCAGTGTGCGGTTTTGGGTGGGTTGGTGTTTGCTTGTGGCGATCCTACAACGAGGTCGCCCAAATTTGGACGAGCACTTACCGACCGAGCACGCGCCGGAGACGGGCCGGCGGCGGGGCGGAGGCCCCTCCGCAGGGTGGGGAGGTGGGTGTGAGGAGGGAGCCTGGGGGCGCAGAGGCTCGTGACGAGCCGGCCCCGCTTCCGCCCGGCCCCCCGCCACCGCCCGCGCCTCCACCAGCACCAGCCATTTTGGCACCACCAGCATTGGCCATTTTGGCACCACCGCCGGCGCTTGCCATTTTGGACCGGGAGCCTGAGGATGCCCCGGCGCCGGAGGTGGAAATGCGTGAGCAGGAGCAGTCAACTGTAGCGGCCAGGGTCGAGGAGAGTGAGGACCTGGTGCTGCAGGAGCCACACGGCCGTTACAGGACGGTCGAGGTTGGAGGAGAGCGGGTGCACGTTGTGCTGGGACAGGATTATGACAAGGATGCACCCAGGGATCGAGCCCCCCGCGTGGGTGCTCTCACTGGGCCGAGTCAAAAACCGCCCAACGTGTACTCCAACACAAAGAAGAACATCATTGCGGCCATTTATCACCGGCTCGAGCTCAAGTCCAAGCCGTGTAAGTTCACCGCGGCCGACAAAAGGAAGATCGGTAAGTTCGTGGCTGCCGCCATCTCAAACAAGGGCATCTTCTCCCGGAAACGGGTGGAGGCCTGGTTCAGGAAGCACTTCGATATTACGGAATGGAGGTCAAAGAAGTGGAGCCTCGAGCGCATCGTGCAGATGATCGAGAGGCTGCTGTGCCAGGTGGATCCGGAGTTCAGGTTGAACACGGCAGTGAAGGCTGAAGATATGCCCGAGGGCAAGTCACCAAGGTTCTTGATCGCAGACGGCGATGCAGGCCAGGTCATGGCCCTCGCCGCCATCAAGTGCATCGAGGACCTGCTTTTTGAGGCCTTTGAGGAGCACAGCATCAAGCATGCTGGCAAGAGAGACGCGGTGGCGCGGCTGGTCGGGCACATGCGTGTGCCGTCTAAGCGACGCCGCCACGGCTTTTGTTTCGTCGAGGGAGACGGCTCCGCGTGGGACACCACTTGCAACGAGACGGTGCGGGGCCTCATTGAGAATCCGGTGATTGCGCACGTGGGCGCCATCATCGCGGAGATGGGGCTCGTACCTGCGAGTTGGGTCAAGGCCCACGAGAAGGTGAACCAGAGCAAAAAGTACAAGCTGTTCTTCAAGAAGTTCCACGAGGTGCTCCGCAAGGAGATACCGGCTATTCGGAGGTCGGGGCACCGTGGGACGTCGGTTCTTAATTACTGGGTCAACTTCGCGATGTGGGTCTGCTCTCTTTTCGAGGCCCCTGAGAAGTTTCTTGACCCGGAAGTCAGGAGTGGTGTGGACGTCGCGGGGATGGATCGTTGGTTCTTCGGGGGGTTCGAGGGCGACGATTCAGGCGTCCAAACCGCGCCGCGGCTAATTGCGGTGTCCGACGAGGACAGGGCTGCGCTTAGGGCGGGCCAGAAGCAGGCGTCGGACTTAGCACAGGGAGACCCGTTTATTACGGAGTCGGTGGTTAAGGCCTCTGCGGAGGCTCTCGATTTCTGGGACCGAGGTGGGTTTAACATGAAGTTCGTGTTCGCCTCTCGCAGGGCGACGATGGTCGGCATGCATTTGCATTTGTCGAATGACAACGGCAATACGGAACCATCGGGGCTGTTCTGCCCGGAGTTGCCGCGTGGCATCGGGAAGAACGTGTCATGCTCGCCTGCGATCCTTGCGGCCATTGAGAGCGGCTGCCTTAGGGAGGTCAAGAAGATAGCGGCCGCAGCCAATCTGGCGCGTGCGGCTGACTACGCCGGTATCTTGCCGACGGTGAGCAACAAGTACAAGGAGTACGCCGATCGGCTCGACGCCGGGAATTACCAGGATCGGGAGATGGCCATGCACGTCGACGGCGAGGAGGGAGTCACCGCCGTTGACGTCCGCGAGAGGATAGAGCTACTAAATAGTTCCGTGACGCCAGCCGACGAAGAGGATAGGCTGGCGAAGTTGCTCTACTCCGCGGATGAAGATGAGATGCAGCGTTTTAAGGATTACCTGTGGGATTTCAGCAACCTCGACGACCATGCCGGTTACCACGCGAGCCTGCCTGCCGCGTGGAGGGCCGGGGGGAGCGTGTGAGGGTGAGGGGAATTCGGGGCGTATGCCGCGCCACAGTGGCGTAATTGGCAGCCCCTGCATTAGGCCCAACAGAAAAACCTAAAGAGGGCCGCATTTTTTCCGGGCACCGTGGGCCCGGTGAAGGGGAGCGGCAGGGGGACAATACCTGTCGTGAGATGACCGCCTCGCATGTAACGGGAGTTTACCGTCTCACTTGGAGTTGTGCGAGTTGTACCGCGTCCCAACGGGAGTGTCAGCCTTGTTCTTCCAGCCCTAGCCGGTCCGCAGCCGGTGGGTCAGAGCCTGAGTGGGGTCCTACTCCGCCCCTGAGGTGTGGCCTTGCACGACCGTGGATATGGGTCCCACGTGGGTTTCGCCAGCCCTTAAGTCGTGTATCCCGAGTCCCCCATTGGGAATGGCCCCTCCAGAGCGTGTACATTTTGAGCGCTCGTACGAGGAACGTCGAAGCTGGTTGCAGGCGCGAAATCGCCTGCAGTTGGTTAGGGGACCAGTGATGATGTCTACGGAACCGGGGGCGGCGGCCGAAACCGCCGCGGATGACGCAGGAGAAGCAACGTACCCGATCTGACCGAGCTTGAGCCGGCGATGGAAGGACGGGCAACCTGCTGTGTGAGGGTGCATCGCGTAATACCGACCTTGTCGGGCCCATCCTCCAGTCATCCACCCATGTACAGTCTGCGGGCGTCTGGTGTGCGAACCCCCGGCCCGGTCCGGGCACACCAGACGCATGTATAGGGCCGTTTTGGCCATGGCTCAGGCGATCCCCGCCTGAGACGGTTGTTTTGTTTGTTTTCTTTTTTTTGTTTGGACGTGATGACGCGTTCGAGAGCAGCTCGTCGGCCGCAACGTGGGAATGCTGCTCAGGCAGCACCCAAACGCCAGCCTGCGCCCAGGCCCGCCCCCCGGCGGGCTGGGGCCCGTAGGCAGCGTCGCGGAGGCAATGCACGCGGTCGTGGTGTTGATCTCTTTGATCCACGCAACACGATGCTTGTGCCGTCAGTGGTCTCGGAGGGCATGGCCTTTCCTATGGGAGGCAGCGCGGTACGACCTTTTAATGCAGGAACGACCTACCGATCATTGATCGCGGTGACGAACACAGGGTCGTCGGGCAGTATCCTGTCGTGGCTACAAAACGCGGCCACCCCGTCTACCGGGGTCGACACCATCCCGCTGTTGTCGTTGGCAGACGACGCGGGTGGTCCGACGGCAGGGAGGGCGATGAAGGCCGGGATCACGATTGTGAATCGCACGCAGAACCTCAACAAGGGAGGACAGGTGACTGTCCTCAATGCCGTGCAGCGCGTGCTCCTGCCTGCCGCTCCATCTGCTCTGACGCAGGCCCAGTGGGATACGTTCTTGAGCAAGGTCGTGAGCCATCCGAGCTCCACGATCTATGATGGTACGGACTTCGCGAAGCCCAAGACGTTCATTTGCCATCCGCTTGACCAGACAGATTACCTGAAGTACGGCGGTTGGCATGGGACTGACACTCTGGACGAGTTCTGGAGCCACATCGCTATCTGGCCGGGCCACAACCCAGACAGCAGGCCGATGTCCACTATCTTTGTGGTCATCGAGCAGCCTGCTGTCCAGAACGCTTATGAGCTGAAGGCCCGGGCGAGGTACTACACGAGGTGGCCCTTGGACAGTGTGGGAGGCCAGGCACAAGGCGTGGTGCCGACCGCCAGCGCGAACGTTGTAAACGCTGCTCGGGACCGCGCGGAAGCGACCGCGCACATCCCCCGAGAGGGGGCCGTTGCCGCGGCTGGTGCTGCGGTGATGGGCGGGCTTGGTTGGGTCGCCCGTGGCGCGCGTGCGGGCGCGGCGGCGATTGAGGGCGCGGGGGCCCTCATGGAACCCCTGCTGCCCATGGCAGCCATGTTGTGAGCAATCCACGTCCACCCCGTCAGAGTCCTTCTGGCGGGATTTCGCCCTGGGGGTTGATTTCCGCTCCTAGGCCTAGGCGGTCTTGACTTTGAGTCGCCGCCTAGGGCGCCACTGGAAAACGGGAGGTAATGGCCCCGGCGCGTTAAGTACATTCTTCCGAGCCCCCGCCCAAGCTCGTTAAATATGGGGTGGCCCCGAGGGGGGTCCCGCAGGAGGGGG